CACTTAGCGGCGACAACTGGCCACTGTCAATGTGCTGGACAGCCACAGGCCAAGGCACAGCAGAACGGGCAGACCTTGGACGCGCACAACGCGCAGTCGAGGATAGGCAAGACCTACTAGAATACGCCGCAAATCGCATGACAGGATACGCAGTCGCCAAGCTCATCAAGCTCGGAGAATTGCCAGCGGCTAACGATTGGTGGAAATGGAAATTCACTTACCCTAAAAAACTAACGATTGACGATGGCAGGGTTTCAAAAGAACTGATCGAGCAATGGAAAGCTGGTTTCTTGAATACTCAAGACGTTCTTGGCTATCTCGGAAAAAGCGAGGACGAACATTTAGATCAACGCATCAACTACCTTGTGAAAATGAAAACCAAGGTATTGGAGGCGAACAAAGCAAATCCAGAAATCACAATCGAGCCGCGCGAAATGCAAATGCTCACGGCTAACGACATGGGGCAACCAATAGAACCACTAAAAGAAAAAGAAGATGACCTATCTAAAGATTGAAAACAAAGCAGGAAAAATCAAGCTCAACGATACTGTTACAAAGCAGTCTATCGGTAAAGTGATTGACGAAATCGGAAAATTGTTTGGCGCAACTGCCAGCAATGAAGGCGCAGATTTTGGCGAGATTATGAACGCCGCTGAAAACGGAATTGATACGCTCAATATCGAAATCAATTCTCCAGGTGGAAGCATCTTTGACGGATACACGATGTATCAGGAAATCAAGTCGCTTCAAGATCGTGGTGTATATGTGACAGCTACCATCACGGGTATGGCAGCAAGCATGGCTAGCGTTATTTGCATGGCGTGTGACAAGGTGGAGATCGTGCCGCACGGACGCATGATGATTCATGACGCATCTGTCTCGGCATCGGGCAACGCGGAATCGCTCAGAAAATCCGCTGACTTGGTGGACAATCTTTCTGCCGACATCGCCAATCTTTACTCAGAAAAAACAGGAATCCAATCTGACGAAATCAGAGAAATGATGAAAGCGGAAACTTGGATGACTGCGAAAGAATCAGTTTCTAAGAAATTCGCAGATACAATTTTTGACACCAAAGCAAAGAATATGGCTAGTATTTTATACAGATTCAAACCAGACGCAGCACTCACCGAAAAAGTTATCGGGCTAGAGTCTGCCATCGTTGACGCAGAAAATCAAATCAGCGAACTAGCGGAAAACCTAGCAACCCGCGAAAGCGATTTGCAAAATGCCGTTACTGAATTGGCAGAAGTGAAAGCATCCAATGAAGAAATCACCGCAAAGCTAGCAGAATCCGAATCGGCATTGCAATCTGAGAAAGAAGCAGTAATCGCAAAAGCATCTGAGATTGAAACTCTGAACGCAAAACTTGTAGAAGTCGAAGCAGACGCGAACGCAAAACTAGTCGAAGCAGAATCATCGGCAGCTAAAAAAGCCGCTGAGATTCTCGCATCGGCTGGAGTGCCTGCGGTTGACGTGCAAGCGGGAGAGAAAAGCAAATCAAACCAAGTTACCCGCGCTGAATTTAACGGAATGAGCGACAAGCAAAAAATGGCTTTCGCTAAAAACAAAGGAACAATCACCAACTAATTTTTCAACTAACAAAAACAATCAAATTAACTAATCAAATATCATGGCTAATACCTTAACTAATCTAATCCCTCTCGCATACGAAGCACTTGACGTTGTTTCTCGCGAGGTCACAGGCTTAATCGCCGCCGTCAATCTTGACTCTGCCGCTGAAACCATTGCCAAAGGGCAAACAGTTTATAGCCCAGTTGCTCCAGTAAATACCACTGGCAACATCACACCAGCAATGACAGTGACAGCAGCATCCGATCAAACTATCGGCACAAAGTCGCTTGTTATTGACAACTACAAAACATCTGGATTTAACTGGACGGCAGAAGAAGAATTCGGCTTGAATTCAGGTGGGCGTTTGGAAAATATCATCCGCGATCAAATGTCGCAATGCTTCCGCGTTCACGTGAACGAAATCGAATCCGCTCTTTGCCTTGCTGCATCCGTTGGTGCGTCACGAGCAATCGGAACGACCGCTGGCACTGCTCCAATCCTTGCCGACTTTGCAGGAGCGCAAAAAATCCTTACCGACAACGGCGCACCACTTACTGACCGTCACGCAATCTTTGACACTACTGCTGGCGTTGCACTACGTGGCACTTCTAACCTTTACAAAGTTAACGAATCTGGCGATGCTAACCTATTGCGTCAAGGCGTTCTAGGTAGCTTGTATGGTTTTGAATTGCGCGAATCCGCTGGCATTGTTTCGACTGCCGCTGGCGCAATGGCATCAGCCACTAGCACTAGCGCGGCGTTTACCGTTGGTCAAACTGTCATCCCTCTTGCTGCCGCAGGAACGGGAGTGGTTGCCGCTGGTGACATCATCACTTTTGCTAACGACACTAACAAGTATGTGGTCGCATCTGTTAGCTTTGCAGGCGCAAACCCAGCATCTGGCGATAGCATCACTCTTGCCGCCCCAGGCTTGCGTAAAGCACAAAGCGCAGCAACTCGCGCAATCACAGTTTTTGCCACTTCCACTCGCAACTTGGCACTGAGCCGCAACGCAATTACGCTTGCAACTCGCTTGCCAAAATTTCAAGCAAACGACCAAGCCGCTGACCGTTACGTGATGACCGATCCGCGCACGGGACTTGCGTTTGAAATTGCAATGTATCCTGGCTATCGCATGGTTAAATATGAAGTTTCGATTGCTTACGGATTGAGTGTTATCAAACCAGAACACCTTGCCATCATCATTGGCTAACATTTTTTTGTTGTATTGTGTTTCATAGCGGGTGCGTCACTGGAAACGGTGGCGCACTTTCTTTTTGACTTGCGAGCTACTACATGAGCCTTGTCGATGATTTCTTACTAACGCACAACGACGAATCGGATTCCACAATGGGAACTGATACCATGATTTGCGAGGGGCAAACCTTTTCCGTGGTATCAAACCTTATCGGCAAAACTATCGACGCTGACATCGGCATTGAGCCGCAAATAAACGGCACGGTGACAGCGCAACCCGCAGACGTGACAACGCCTAAATCACTCTTAAACAAGCGTTGCACAGTTGGCGGCGTAGCGTATCGAGTTATCGGCGTTGACGTTGGCACGGTGGCAATCCACTTCACCCTGAGTGATCCTAGTGAGACGCGATGATTAGAATCTCTATCAGTCCGAGACAACGGCGCATACTGGATGCGGAAATGAAAGCATTTGCAACACGCGCAGGGGTGGCAGTCGGTGAAGTTGTCGCCATCGTGGGGCAATCGTGCGCGAAAGAACTGGCAAGAAAAATTCAACCTTGGGGGCTTAGTAAAGCGGTTGGGCAAGAGTTTGAAAAGTCTATTGCGAAGCAAATACAAAAAGCCGCAAGATACGCAGAGCAGACAGCAATACAAGGCGACCTTGCATCAGTTCATAAAAACCTACGAGTTCACGGCGCAATCTTAGTTAGGCCATCAAAGCAATTTCAACCAAAACGCAAACTATTTCCAAAAGCAGAAAGAGACACGCTTGCTGATAAAAAAATGGCACGTGCTGGACTTGCTAAGGCTGGATGGATTGCGGCGGGAGAATCAATTTCGTCACCCTTATTAAAAACGGCAAAGGGAATAGCTAGGAAAATCAAAGGCATCGCGCCATGGATCCGACGTCACGCAAAAACATCAGAAGGGTCATCGGTTTTTAAAATGACAGGTGGGTTGTCGTCAACGATATTTCTTACGAACAATTCAAGTTATGCTTACAGTTCAAACAACACCAACAGGGGCGATGTATCAACGGCGTTAAGCGATGGATACAAGCGAAGCATCACAATGATTAGAGCAAGATTGAAAAAACTAAAATGAACATACAAACACTAAAAGAGCGGATTGTTACAGTCCTAAACACGGAAATTACGACCGTCACAAGCTACGATGCTGAGAAGTTTTCAGAGATTGATTTGCCTAACATATCGGTAAAGGTGGCATCGTGTGAACGACTTTCAAAGGCAATGCGGTCATACTCGGCTAACATTGAAATTACGCTTCGGGCGCATAGCGGAGATAGTCTGACAGTATCACAAATCAATGCCGTTACAAACGACATCGAAAGCTTGCTAAACGATGAATTTGCCAGCGAGATCAATAACAACATCGCAAACTTGCAAGTGGACTATTTCGCTCATAACGGCGGCGTGCCTGATTGGACTGACAACGCGCTAGAGTGCAAATTTGATTGTGAAGTCATATTTCAGACGGCTTAATTTTTGACACAAAACTAAAAGTATCATGGCGACGCTTTTAGGTGTAACAAATGGAGTTTTCGGAATCACAGCACAGCAAACAGGCTTCTTGCTTGATACGCAAACGTGGGCATATAGCGACGAGGTTAAGATGGTCAAGAACATCAGCGGCGATGACACTGGCGAATCACATTATAATGAAAAAGTAGAAATTTCTCTAAGTGGATTTTTGCCTAGCTCTTCACCATTTGCGGGGACGTTAGCATTAAGCCTAACGCTTATTACCGTGCCGACAGATCACATCATCGGGTCAATGACAGCTGGCATGACAATCATTCAAACGATCAACCGAAGCAACACTTCTGAGGATTATCAAAAGGTTGATTTAACCGCCAAGTATTCGCCAACAATCGTTTCAGCTTAATCGCCTAACAATTTACACGAAATGAAAAACTTCACTGGTAAAACGGGTGATGCGGTTTCGCATATTAAAAGCGAGACAAGCAATCCGCAGCTTGCAGCGGCAATCATCGCAATAGATGTGCCATTGCTAAAGACTGCGCCAATGAATACTTTCGTCGGCGATGGCATAAAAGGAAAGCTAGTTACTTGGCAGTTTTACGGCGCGTCGCCAACTGGCAATACTGCCGACATGGTGATCAAAGCCTGGCACGATGAACAATGGCTAATGGCTAACGCATCGCATACCGTGGCTAGAATCAAAGTTGCATTTGACGCAATGCACAACCTTTCGAGGCAAGCACAAGGGCGCGGCGAATACCTACCAAAGTGCGAACTTGCCGACACCATTTTCACCGCATCAACGCCACAAGCGGCGACTATGATTGCGCTCGGTCATATCTGCCAGGGTTACAAGTTGCACGCCGGCAGTCACTTCTGGCAATTTCCACAAACCGCATCGGTGGACATGGATTTATGGACAGACCATTTCATCCACGACAAGCTACCAACAGCGGATTTGTCGTATATCAAAGTCGCCTTGCTGAACTGGAAACAACTGATTTCAGACATCAAATCGCCAACGCATACCGCAGTTAAGCACGGAAAAAGAACCGCTTACATCGGGCGGGATGACGACGCGAAAGCACAATCTCAAATTGAAAAAATACTATACAGAAAATGAATACGCCACCAATCATCAAAGACAAGCAATCGCGACCACTGACGAAATTCCTATGGAATCGAATCCGTGAATTTATTACGCCTGACAAATCGCGCGGGAAAGACGCATCGTTCATCATCGTTTTTGGCTATGCTGCCTTAGCATTATCCGACGATAAGGAAACGCAAAAAGCATATTGCGATGATGATTCATTTTTTGAACTTATTGCCAAGGTCGGAATCAATCTTAGCGAATCGGAAGAAGAAGAAATCGGCAACTATATCAATGGCGTAATCAAACGATGGGAGGCGGCACAGATCGAAGTTGACGGCGCGGGAAAGACGGAATTGACAGAGGAGACGCGCCAAGTGACAGCGACTATCTGACAGATTTATTCGCCAGCGAATACGGATGGACACGGCAAGAAATCAATGAGTTACCAATGGATGAAGAAGCGCGATTGTTTCACGCGATCTTGTTTAGAAAAGGGGTTAAGTGCTACAAGAGACAAATTGAGATGGGGCAACACGACAAGACGCTTAAAGAACGATTGGAGGAAATCACAGCGCAAATTGACATAGCCAACTTAGAAGAAGAACTATTATGGGATTCACCGTAGATATTAAAGGCAACGCAAGCCACTTGGATAAGACGATCAAGAATGTGAAAACCTCACTTTCGGCAATCGGCAGCGTGGCGACTACAGCGGCAACTTCACTTGCTGGCATCGGCGTAGCTGGTGGCGCGGCTATGGCTGCATTTATAATTACAAGCAGTAAGGCGGCGGCAGATGTTGAGGATTTAGGAATTCAATTTGAAGTTCTAACTGGCAGTGCAAAAACGGCAGCGGAGTTGATGAAAACATTCCGCGACGAAGAAAAGAAATCAGCTTTGAGTCTATCGGACTACGCAAACGCTGCAAAAACAATGTTAGCGTTTGGAACGTCCTTAGATGACGTAACGCCATCTTTGCGTATGCTTGGTGACGTGTCTATGGGTAACTCTGAACGCTTTGGCAGTCTTGCGCTTGCTTTCGCGCAAACAACGGCAGCTGGTCGTTTAATGGGTCAAGAGGTGTTGCAATTTGTCAATGCTGGATTTAACCCGCTAGAGCAAATCTCACGCGATACAGGGCGGTCAATGCAAGACCTTAAAAAAGACATGGAAGATGGTAAAATTTCCGTGTCGATGGTTAAAAACGCATTCGTTAGCGCAACAAGCGAGGGCGGCAGATTTTACAAAGCAATCGACAAGGGTAGCGCGTCAACTAACGCCAAGCTTAACCAATTAAGCGCGGCGGCTACACAATTACGAGTCGCCTTTGGAACTGGATTCAACGAGGGGTTGAAAGACGCACTTGATGCAAGCAATAATTTTTTACCACAGTTAGAAAACAAATTTGCCAGATTTGGAGACATAGTAGGAAGCGCAATCAGTCAAGGCACAAAAGGCAACACAGAAGAACTAGCGTTGATTGGCGGATTGATTGGCGACGTAATACTAGAGGGCGCAAAAGCAACTTTTCAAAAAGGCTTAGACTCAATGGTAAGTGAAGCCTTGCCAGCATTTTTAGAGTTTCAAGCAAAATATAACAAGCTCCCTGGAGGTGCAGCTCTTGGTAATTACGTTGCAAGCGACATCAGAAGCAAGGTGGGATCATCTGCGCCAACATCGGCGTATATGCAAACAGCGATTGAGAACGTGCAAGCAAGTGGAAGCATTGGAAAACTGCAAGACGCACAAATGAAACGCGACATTGCGGCGGGGATTAAAACTGGCATCACATCAAGTATGAGCGAAGAAGTGAAAAAAGGCATTTTAGACGCATGGGCAAAACAGCCACAAGGGGCAAAATTTTCTAACTAATTAT